CGATGTGTTTGTTTCTTTGGCCAAGAACGCCAATGAAGAGTCCCCAGCTTTTGACGGGAACGTCGACTGCAACACCGCTACCAAGACTCTTTCCCACACTCGCGTCGGACCATTCGACACAGACTAGACTTCCAGGCGACAGATTTTCCAGTTCCTTCAAGACCTGTTTCTTCAAGCTCCAAACCTCTTCTTTGTCGCTCTCTTCAACCTGCGGTTCCTGCTCAGCTTGCCGCTGATCATCAGGTTCCCCATGCCGTCAAGAAGCATCAAGATACTGCCCTTCGAGTTGAGAAACGCCAGGCCTTTCGGCAATCCGAGCTTCTCGGCTTCAGTGATTCTGAAACTGTTCTCAAACACGACGTCAGCTGCCACGAAGTTGCTGCAGTTCACGCTGTTTGTGGCTATGCCGCCGTTGAAAGTCACCTTGCTCGTGTACACGTTCGGAACGCGAGCTTCAGCCAGGACGCCGCTTGATATGTTGCCTGCAGCATGGTTATGTCCAGCCGGCGAGTACCGCCCGTTCGGGTCAACAAACATCGGGTCAAAACCTGCACCCTGACCCTCCAAAACATAGCCCGCTGTTCCCACGGGAAGCCTTCCTAACCCCAATCTCCCACTTGTGATTATTGCAGCGTCAGCCGTGACATTCTGCAGGACTCTAGCGTTTGTGATGACATTGAATGTGCCAACATTGAGATCGTCGAACTTTCCTGTGCCAGTTGCGATTATACTAGCACAATTAATGAAAGTCATGGCTTCAAGGGTGCCGAATTTGCCGACACCGCTAACATGCACTTCACTCCATCTCTTGTCCTCAGACCCTAAATCATATGCAGCATCTGCATTCGGCAGGAAGTCAACAGCTACACCATCAGCAAGGGCCTTGATCGCACCGGCTAGGTAAAGGTCACGCCAACGTTTCGGCGTAACATTTTCTCCCAAGTCATAAAGACCGTCGGCGTCAGGAAGCAGGTTTCCAGTAAAATGGTACTGGTCCACATACGCATCAACGACGTGCAACTCACTCCAACGTTTAGGCGAAACCCCGCCATACCCGATTTTGCCAGCGTTATCGCCAGTCGGCACCAAGTCATTCTTTACTTCAAACACACCAGAAGCAGTACGCTTCAACCAAGTGTCAAGCGCCGCACCGCCAGTGCCAAACTGAAGCATACTGTCATCAAGCTGCATCTTAGGATCTGACTGGCCAACTACCTTTACACGAAGATAGCCGTACAGAAAGGAATAGAGCGCATGGACTTCTTTCCAACGCGCCGACTCTGAACCAAGGATACCATATTCATTGTCACTTGGCTCAAGATGGTGATCCAGAGAGACCGAGCCAGCCTTGTTTCTCGTTCGAAACTTCATTATGGCTGCCGTGTTGCTGTAGGGTCCTATCCAGCTGGGCGAAACCCAACCGCCTAGCGCGTCCCAGCCGCCATCTTGAACGGTGGCCCATTCAGTCCCAGAGTCGCCTCCTCTCTCGTGGCTGACGTGATGGCTGCCGAGGCCTCCGCCGTAGGAAACAGAAGGTATGCCTCTTTTGCCCAGTTTTGTCCTCGCAAGTTTCTCCACGTTCACAGTCGTTGTCCTGAGGCCGTAGAGGTAGTCTGCAATCATCGGCGGAACCTTTGCGAGCTCCAACACGACCTCGAGCGTTTGAGTCTTAGCATCCAAGGTGTACTCGGCAGTTTCGACGGGATAATCGCCATTAACGTTCTCGTTAGGCAACTCGAGAGGTATCTTGTCCCCACCCAAGATTGGCGTCGTACCATAGTCAAGAACGGTGCTCCTGGCCACAATGTATTCTGCAGGAGATTTGAAGAAATCCAGAAGGGCCCTAGCCCTCAAGTCGCACTCATTATCGCTGACGAGCTCCTCGTCCGTCTCCGCGAGTTCGCGCAACCCATAGGCCGCTTGGCTTGCAGCGTCTTCGCGGACCGCGGCGTAACGCCGGCCACCAAAATAGAGTGCATCAATCCAGCTGCTTCCCTGGCCGACGCCGGCAAACCAGAAATCTACGCGGACCTTCTTGACTTGGCTCCAGTCAAAGCCGGACTGCACAGTTTCCCACTCGAGCTCGTTTGCCAAGCCGACTTTCAGGTCGGTCTTTCGCCATTCGCCAGGGCCGATGGTAATATGCTTCCAAGCATCAAGACCGTTGATGTCATAGAGTGCGATGCTGACGTTGCCGCTAAATGCCTTCTCGAGGACCGTGGAGAAGCTCAGAATCGGGTAAAGGTTCGTGTTGACCTCCTTGCCGGAGTTCAGCGTGAACATTCCCGAGGCGTAGTAAGCTTGAACGTTGTAGCATTTGATGCTATAAGACCCTTTGATCTTGACCGTGCCATCAAGACTCACGATCCCACTCGGAGCCGACCAAGCGCCATCCGTCGGCGTCAGACTTTCAGTCCAAGCGTCTTTGTCCAAGGGCACACTCTTGTCAGCTAGGCCATAAATCATAATCTTATTGCGTATTCGGTGAATATCCTTCCTGTACTCGCTGACCTCGACAGTCTCGCTAAGGCTTACCGGCGATGTCTTGCTGTTCTTAGGGAAAAACTCGAACTTGCCATCTGGCGCCACACGAAAATCATAGCCGATTATGCCTGCCTTGTCACTGCTTTCAGCAATGTACTTGAGGATATCCCAGAGCGGCGTGTCCTCATACTCGAGCAACGTGAAGGTCGTATCTGTGTCTTCCACAAGTTCTGTCGAATTTCGGGTGTGGCTAAGCAGTGCGTAAGAATCCATCAAGTCCTTGACAATGGCCTCGCCCTTCTGGTTCGTGTACTTTTTGGTAACTACGCGGCGGAACAGTTTTTCGCCCCAACATCTACCTTCAACACGCAAGTAATTCTCGTCAGACGTAGATTCATATTTGATACTTTCAACACGGCAGGTGATGAGTTGAGGAATGTTTGAGCCTCTGCCAAGGTCGATGTAGCCGTCCAAGCCAACAATAATGGGGCTCGTTCCGCCGGGACTGTACTTCTTGTCCCAGTTCTGGAGCAGGACGTTAAAGCTGCTTACTTCTTTCGTGCAGCCCAGGTGGATTTTCGCCTCGATTATGTCTGATCGAGCAACACCAACAGTACCGAACCCGACAGTCGCCATCGGGATGTCCGCGCTCACCTGAAAACCACCGCTAGAACCAACAGAACTAAGCCTAAGATCCAGTACACAAGCGGTAGGCCAAGAATCAGCGGAAATCCTCCCCAATTGACCCAGTCATCTCGCCGTGGCCATCTGCCTTCAAAAACAAACCAAGAAATATCCTGCATAAGCGGCATCATAACCAAGTTGAAAACCCACGTCACAAAACACATGCTCAACCCTGCCAACGTGAAGAGGCCAAACATGCACAGATGATACAGTTTGAAATGCTTCAGAATCGAATAGTCCATGTCCCCTTCAAAAAAGACCCTGTTCTCCATCAAACCGTAAAGAACAGCAAAAACAAGGGCTCTCAGGACGTCTAGGTAGAGCATTATTCAACGCCTCGACGGTACAGGCTATCTTCGCCGGCTCTCTGGACACTCCTCGCCTTGGACGGCGTTTCAGCGGCTGTACTGTTAAAGTTCTGCAGGCCTTGTGTTGCATTGTTCATTTGCGTGGCAAAGTAGGCCATAGCAGCTGCAGCGGCGATGATTACGCTGATGCCGACGCCTGTGAGAGCGAGAAATGTTGCGTGACTGATGTTTAATGCGTTCTGGGCCGCAACTGCGATCCACGTCGCAGCAGCCTTGATCTTGTGAGCTACAGCGGTCGCGATGCTTGCAGTCGCATTCGACGACTCAGCCGTCGTGTTCACGGCGATAGAGGCAGTGTGCCCAGTCGTTATAGTGGTCATGATTGCTTTGAGCCGAATCCAACCGCCCATAAGCGTTATGACGCTCATGATCGTGCGAACCCACTTCGCACTTTCCTTATCAAGAATTCCAAAATCCCCCGCAAGACTGCTAACCGCGATTCCCATGTGCCCCATTGCCATGAATCCTGAAGACACAGTCCTGAGACTGACACTTGCCGTTTCAGCCTTGCTTGCCACGTCCGTAAACCCAGTTGCCGAAGCCTTGAGGCTCTCGCCCAGATTTGCAGCTGAGACGCTTGTCTGCTCAAAAGTAACGCTGGCCGCCTGAACGGAAGAAACGTCAATCGGCGGCACGGACGGAACCTCGACGGGAGCGAACCCAATCGTTATGAGCGAGCCTTCGATCTGGGCCTTAACCCGTGCAGCATCCTCACCAACGGCGCTAATCGCTAGGCTTGCCTGATTCTCTACGCTGAGGATGATCCTCTGACCCGAAATTTGTGAGGCCATAACTCCGGCATCAGCAGCCACCCTGGCAAACTCGGGACTAGCCAGGTTTTGAGCAAATATCGTGACGCCAAACTCGTTGAAGCTCACGTAAAACCAGCTCCCGACTTTGCAGTTTCTATGCCTTCAGCGATCATCTTCTGCAATTCTGGCAGGTACTGTTGAATGGCCGGCCACAGGAAAGGGCGAGCCTGCATATGCCTGGTCCCCAACTCTACAAACAAAGCATACGCGGCTTCAGCACCGACGTGAATCACCCAGTCCCTCACAACAGCGTAGATCGTGCTCTGCAAATACCCGCTGCGAACAGGGACTCTGCGCCTTGCCTCGCTCCTAACCTGCTCAGCCCAATTCACAAGTTGACTGTGAACATATTCCTGCACGTAAGACGCAAACTTGGAAAGGGCTGCCTGAAACTCCTGAACACCTTGCACATCACACGACACCTCAACGGCCATGATTCTTTGCTCCGCGTTTCGCCTTATCCAGCTCTTCTGCCGTTTGCAGATCCATCTCCCTCAAGATGATCAGGAACTGCTCGATGCCTTTTGCTGGCTGCCTTCTGAGGTCAAGGATAGTCCAGCCGAACTCTTTGCATAGCCTAAACTCGCTAAGAGTTGCGTTCGGTTTTCCTCGCTTAATTGCTCTAACAAAAAACGCAGCTCATCACGACCGAGCCCATTTAGTCGGTTGACAACTTTCGAGAAGAGCTCGCCGAGTTCTATCGGGATTCCTTCCTCTTCACCGAGCAACTTCTCCAAACTTATCGGCTTGCTCTCCGGCTGCTGCTTCAAGCTCGCCCAAATCGACTCCGCTTGGATCGCGACGAAATCGCTGGTCTCCACCTGGCCAGTCATCTTGCTGTACTTCGTGTTCCTATGGCATATGCGACTGCGTTTAGCCCATGTGATCTCGCTGAAGACGTAGTGTCCGGCGTACTCTTGGCCGAACCGCTCATCGATATCTAATCCTTCACTTCTCACGTTCTTGCACGCTCCATAACCTTGATACGATTTTCCGCGGCCGTCTCCAAATCTGCCAGAACAATTTCTTGGAGGGCCTTTGGAAGTTTCAAAAACCGCTCCCGCAGCGCCCCAGAAAGTCTAACACCCATATTTATTCGCTCCCGATGAAGACGATGGTGAAGCTGAAGCTTCTGAGGCCCGTCGTCGTTTGGTTCACTGTAAACGTGCAAGTCACTGGAAGAACCCCGTCCGCCGTTATTTGTCGACCCTGCGCATCCCACGAGACCCCTATGA